TTTCAACCCATTCAAGTGATACGCTCTTTGGGTACTTTATAGTTCTGCGATAAATAGCGATAACAATCATCTTATCTTCACCTAAATAAAGCGCGTCAATGAATTTGCAGTTATTCACTCTATCGTAGAGTGATTTTGCTTCTCTATAATTTTTGTCATATCCAATAAAAGGACATTTTACTGACACTTTCATTTTTGCTTCCATAACTTTATATATTTATAGTTTATTAATATGGTATAAAGATAGTAATTATATAATTGATATACAAGCGTTTAGCTAATTATTTTCTTGTGGTGAACAATTTTTAACTATTTGATATTCAGATGATTATTATAATAAAAGAAAATATAGTAAGTACTTAAAATAATGGTTTCTTTGTATGGCGTATTGATTATTTATTGGTTATCTTATATCTTTTTCTTCGAGAATGATTTCTGTAAATTGCTCTTTTTTGTTAATGGATTTAACAGTAAATTTAGTGTTTCTATTAAATAAAAATTCTTGTTCTCCTTTTACTTCGCTAACACTTTGGATGCTCAATGCTTTTCCTTTTATATTAAATATTACACCATTTTTATTTATATAAGCATTTTTAACTACGTCAAAACTGCTGCTTGAGGACATATATGCTTTGTCCATAAATTCCTCGCCAATTTTAATATTAGACATAAAATTTTCATAGGAAAATTCTCTAAATTTGGAGAATGATAAACCTCTATAATATACTCCACTTTCTAATTTTGTAGTTTTGAAAATTTCGTCGAGACCATTTATAATATCAGGAACTTTTTCTTTTATTTCTTTCCATATCCCTTCAGAAAACTCTCCATTTCTTAAATAATAATTTACTTCGTATGCTGTATTTGTTGTATATTCTATGAGTTGTTTTTTAAGGCGTTCTGGTAATTCGTCTACTGAATTGTAAATAATACTGCTTGTTTTTAGTATTTTATTAATTTTTGCTTTATTGTCTTTCATAAAATACGGCAATGTTCCATGTTGTTCTGCTGCTTCAATTCTATCTTTGTTATCAGTAGTCCACTTTTTGAAATTTCCGGGAACATCTTTTATAGTATTCACACTCTCGGTATCTGGTTCTTCTCCGTTCAATATCTTTTGCGTATCAACTACCAATTCCTCTTGTGTTTTAAGAACAGAAACGGCATGACAGCGACACTGAGGATGCCAGCCGGTAAACTTAAAGTCCTTTGGATATTTTCCTTGCAACAAGTCGCAGATGTCGGTAAAAGGTTGTCCGTTTAATGTATGGTTATTTGACAGCCGTATCTCAATGCCAACGACAAAATCAAGTTGTTGCCAACGTTCATGGTCTGAGGTTCGATACGCGATATTGTTTTCAGTGCGAGCCAATCGCATGGAATTTTTGTAGGAAGAGCGATAATGACCGGCGCCGGGGTTGTACGCTTTGGCTGCTTTGGATAATTGCAGTTTCCCGTCTTCATCGCGGACACGTCGGAATAGTCTGTCAGGTTCTCTTAGATACTTTTTTAAGTCGCGAGCCATTTCTACCGCTGAAAGTCCGTTTCGTATTCCCAGGTCCAAACCCATTTCAATTTCATTCTTGAATTGGTCGGCGTAGGTCCAAACACGGTCTGAGAGATTTAATCCGGCTGTTTTTCGTTTGATAAATGCTTCGAGCGCCTTGTCGTTGTTGTTGTAATATTTTCGCTCCTGTTCTCTGGTAAGTTTGTACTTGTTATCTCCAAATACACGGTCGCAAAGTACATTGTTCTTATTGTTTGCCAACGTCCAACCTGAGCGCGTGCCATTGACTATTACGGTTTCAACGTTGTTTTGCAGCGATTTTACCAACTTTTCAATACGCGCCTTTGTTTCGGGATAATCTGCAAAAGAAAACGGCTTGTCTGGGTTAAAATCATCCAAAGACACACCGATTGCAGCAGCCTCTTTTGCCGCCGTATTAAATATCTCGTCAATATGCCTTTGAGTTAATCCGAGATTAATTAGATGCTGTTTATCCCATTTATTGAGCGCCATTATACAGTCGGTTCAAAAGTATCATTAAAGTTTTTTGCCGACTGTTCTTTTTCAATCTGTTCATTCTCCGCTTCTATGTCCTTTACCCATGCTAAACGTTTTATTCCGGTCATGCGTGAAGCTACAGGTTCGCCGCCTGTGGCTTGTGAAATCTTTTTAATATCTGATTCCTCATCATTTTGAATGAAAGGAGTTATCTTATGCTTAACATTTATTGATGACGTTTTACCCTTCCATTTTACATTCAATATTTCGAGAAAAGTTTTAATAACACTACACTCCCTGTCTAAGAACTCTATTATGTCACCGGATTCTTCACCAACTTTCAAATGCGAATCCGTAAGCAATGTTTTTCGAGCCTCGCCGGAAATCACCCCAAGTCCTTTGGTGTTTTCGAACGACAGGTTAGGCAACTGTAATTCTTCATCCATATTTTTTTTAAGAATATCAGTGTAAAATTTTGTCGCTTCTACCTGTTGCGTCCAAGTAACATAGCTTATATCCGTATTCTCGCCTTCCATTTGGTAAACTTCGCGCGCTACATCAGATTCAGGCTTATCATTTTGATTAAGCATCTTTCCCTTAATTTTCAAAATTGGAGCAGAGTTTTTCCGTATGATGTCGCTTTGACGGGAAAGAGTGTACTCAATTTCTTTTGTGTTATTAGTAGCATCTTCCCATATTGGAAGCGGTCTCCATTGATATACTCCGGGTATTTTCAAAAGTATAATTTTTTCTGCTATTACCTGAACCCACTCTTTACTGTCTTTTTTCCAAACATAGTGCATTTTTGAAGTGTAGCATTCAAAATATTGCACGTCTTTTTTGCTTTTGTTTTCTTCGTCTTTTTCTTTTTTGGTATATTCAAAACTCATTGCGATTAAATCAACGTCATTGAATAATGGGTACAATTCGGCTTGCTCTATTCTTGAATACTTTTTATCCATAGGAGAATAAGATATACAACGAAGCTTATAGGCGCTTTCAAACCCATACTCTTCGTTTTTTGATTCGACAGCATACCAGATTGTCAAAACTTCACATGAAGCAAAATAAGCGTGCCATCGCCTTGAATTTACAGCATTAATGCGCACCCCTTCATATATTTTCTCGATAGCGTCGGCAATAGCCTTTTTTTCTTCGTCTTTACCGGTGTCATACAACCTTTCAACAGGAATCGAGAAAGCCATTTGTGTCATTCTTCGTGAATACATTCGTTGCGAACCGTATGTTACACGCGCGACTTTTTCAATAGTTCTATCCCTGCGAACCTTGTCTTTACGACTAATAGTATCAGTAATAATTTCATGTTTTGAAGGCACATACTCGTTAGACAAGTCGTCCCATATCCTTACGTCAACTTCTTTTTCTTTAAGGTCAGATATTGTATCGTTTATCGACCTCCCTTCTGCAAAAATTTTTTCAAGATCCATAATTATCTAAAATCATTAAGTATTTGTTCCAAATCTATTCTTTGTATGTTTGCCGGATAGAATGTTTCTTTGAGAGAATCCGACCAATCCGGAGAGCGTTTAATCCGATCCTGTATTTCTTCTTTCTTTTCAATAATGATGCGACCATCACTTTGAAACTTCCAGTGCGTCTCTGTGAGTTCTTCTGTTAATTTGTCACAAGGTGGTATGGCTGGGTTGTATTTGTTTTTAGGGTCCAACCAATCACGAATGCACCAAAACAAGTAAGCTCTTAAATTCGCAAATTCATATACATCATTTATATCCCGCAATCCTTTTGCGCTTTCTGAACCCTTGCTGGATATGGCATTGATGAATCCCTGCTCTATTAAGCGAGAGTAAACGCCAGCGCCTTCCCCGATTGTATCAATAGCAGCTACCGCATCGGATTTTTTTAACTCATGACTAACTAATCCTGCAATGTGCATGTGATCGGCTTTTCCTCCTGATTGATAGGCGTGAAAATTATCTACATAATTTCCGTATCGGTAACACAATAAACTACTATCGCGTCCCATGCCGGCGACATCTACACCAAGTCTTAAGGGTTCTGTCGGCTTGTAATTTTCCTCCTGTAATTTCAACCATCTATTGTTGGCTAATTCTATCCATTCATACGGAATAAGAACATCTTCTGCAACTTTAGGAAACATCCCAAGAACTTTTACGCGAAATAAATCGTTTGGGCGAAACCAGCGCTTTAAGACTATTCCCTTTTCTTCAACTTCCCATTCAAAATCCCCTTCTCCATCGTTTATCTCGTCCTGTTGAATTGGAGAACACCAATTTTCTACCTTATCTTTTACCCATCTGTAATCAACCTGTCCGGGTATTATATTTTGTTTAGAAACAACATTTTCCGCATTTAGAGAATTTAGACGAAACTTTTGAAAACGTTCGGATTTCATTGCACGTGCCGCATAGCCGGTTGTGATGTTTGCGTTAAACACAATAAGCATCCGTGAGTTACCTTGTAAGTTTCCCTCTATGGCATTGAAAGTCAGTTCGGATATACCGGTCGCTTCCGTTACGATAAACATGGTGTTTACGGCGTGAAATCCTGACCAAGCTTCGGTTGCATTATCGTCTGCTTTAAATCCCGTAAGAAACCATTCTTCATATTCCGTTCGTATATCATCAGCGACCGTTCTTCCAGGCAATACTTTTGCGTTTCGGAATAAACGTCTTATTTCCGGCGTCATAATATTTGAAACCTGCCTTCCTGTAGGAGCGGTTAAAGCAATCTTTGTGTTTTCTATCATATTTCCTTTCCGGTCAAATTTTGGCGTTAGATACAAAAAACACAAAGCGCTACAAGCGGCAACAAAATCTTTTCCTCTCGCTGTTCCGCTCGATACGGCTGTCATTGGATTATTCTGAACCGACGTAATGATAGCACGCTGTTCTTTGTCAAGTTTCGCTTTCAACACATCTTTTACAAATTTATTCCAGTCTAATTGCCATGACCTATACTTTGATATGTATTTTTCATCCGCCATTCATTTCTTCATCCTCTACCGTAGCCGCTTTCATAAGTTCTAAGAAAGGATTAACAGTAACATCATGTTCTTGTCTATCTCTCCACTCTTTTGATTTGCGATTCTTTAGCCAAAATATCTGTGCCGTTGTGTCCGGAGGTACAATCTTTTCAGTTGTTTCAATGCGTGCCGGTTTCTGATTCCCATTAGCATCCATTTCTATGACAACCTTTTTTTCTTTGTATGAGTAACCTATCGCTCTTTGAAATAATGACTTTTCAACTTTTGAGTCTATCGTCTCCTTGCCACTCTTTAAGGAGTCCGAAAAAGACGGAAAATCATTTTTCCACTTATTAAGCGTTGATTTAGCAATTCCAATCCTTTTAGCTATCTCTTTATCTGTCAATCCTTCAACCGCTAAACTCCAAGCCCAAACATCATGAATCTCCTCTAAATATTCCCTTGGTCTTCCCATTTTTTATGAATTTAAATAATTTTCAGCTAAAACATCTAAACATTTCCATTTTGTATTGTCGGTTATAAGCCCATTTTTCTTCATTTTTTCAAATACATCTTTCATTTTAAAGTGTAATTCAGAAGGGATAGCCGCAGAACCAAATAACTTTGAAATAGGTATCCATTCCTCAGAAGCATCATATTCTGCCGATTCCATTTCTTTGTTTGCAGCTTCTATCATAGCATTGATTGTGGTACCAAGATTTTTCACGTTCTTGAAGTTCTGATACTTTTGAAGCGAATCCATGAGCGCATCGTACTGTTCAGTATGAGCAGCCCCAACAAAATCAAAGTTTCCCTGTGTTCTATCTATGAACAATTCGAGGTTTTTCAATTGATATGGAATGAAAACAAACTGTATCTGTTTCCAATCAAAGTCAAGTGTTGGAGAGAGCAACTTGTCAAGTTCAGCCAACGGCTCTCCAAGTATATCTTTCCCGATATAACTTTCAATCATATCATCCACATCAGTAATCATTCTGGCAATTTCTTTCAACATGGACGGGTCATCAAAACCATTGATTGCATTATGAGCAAGTTGCTTAGCAGCTATTTGGCTTCTTGTTAGACCTGTCGTATCAAGCAATACGATAATTTCTTTCAATCCTGCCTCTTTTGCTGCTCGCAGTCTATGATGACCGGAAATTATTTCTATCTTGTCAGTCAATGCGCAAAAAGGCAAACTTTCAAGTCCGCCTCTTTTCTTGATATTTTCGGATAACTGTCTGAACATCTCCGGTTTCATCAAGTGTGCATTCTTATCCTGCTCACGTATAATGCTAACATCAACCTTTGCTACGACTACTCCATAGCCTAAGTCTGCGAGTACGGTAACTCCTGCCGGCAATTCTACTCTTGCGCTGATTTTGTTTTCTCTCTCTCCCTTTTCCATGTTTCTTCCTTTTTGAACCAAAGTTTCAATGTTTCTTCTTTTGTCCGTTCTTGTATTTCGGACTTGTATGTTAGTTTGTAGCCTAACTTTCCTTTTTCTTTATCGACCAACTTCATCAAACCGCGCATTTCCTTAGATTCTGGATATTTGGTTAATTGCGTAGTACTTATACCATGTAGTCTTGTTATTTGATAATCAGTAAGAACAGCTTTGAGCGTTTGAAGATTACAAGCAATCATTGTTAGCAATCTGCCAAGTCGATAGTTTTGGTGCGGTACTGCTATTCCATACATTATAAGTAAATCTTTCAGCACTTGAGGACCAATGGCAAGCTGATAACCAAAAACTCCTGCTACATAGCGGTCGATGAGTAAAACTATATTGATTTGAGCAGAACCGCCTACGAAATTATGCGTCCAAATTGCCCGATAGTATTGGCAATATTGCGGTTCGACTTTCATAAACTCTATTTTTGAGTTTTCTGTGATTTCATAATCGGTTGGCAAAGTTGAGCAATTAAGTGGCATCATTTTGCTTTCATTAGGACGGACTACCATTTTTCCCTTAGCCAAATTTTCAGCTTCTTCTTCCCTGTTGGTTGTGAGATATACGTTTATTCCTTTCCTAACACCATAACGTGTAAAAATAGCATTGCCTGCCATTTTCTGAATTTCATTTTCTTCATAGCAAATAATTAGAGGCTTTGCGCCGTTCATTAATTCAAATAAATCTGTTAATCCCGTCTTAGGGTCGAATATTCTATATTCAGGTTCATTCCATGTCATGTTACCACCGGTACTGTACCATTTCTCAAAACCAGAAGTATAAGTGGGTGGGTTTGCGATTATGATTGTGCTGTCATCGGCAATAACTTCGTTGATATGGTAAAACATATCAAGCGGACGATAATTAAATCCTTTCAACAAAGTTTTTCCTCTATCTAATTGGTCCTGAATTTTTGCAATATGCTGTTCTTTTCGCAGTTCAAGGTCTTTTAACATAGCCATGAAGAAATCGCTTCCGGCTGTCATCATTGTTTTAAGGTACATTAGTGCGTAAAGCGCTGTTGCCGGTTCTTTCAGGTCTTCATCAGTAAATCCTGTCGCTTTGATATTCAAGTCATCCAGCGGCTTATCCATAAGTGCATATCCCATGATAGAAGAAAATATTGTCACATCGCTTGCTTCAATCTGTTCGGGTTTGAATCCTGCTTGTACAGCAAGATGCGACATTGCAAAAGCTCCACAGCATGGTTCAACAATTCTATTGTAGCCTGCTTTAAGTGCATTCTCCAAAATAATCTTTATGTACTTCTGTTCCGACGGAACAAGCGTCCCCAAAAAGAACGCTCCCGGTGTCTGTAATGCCATATTGTTTTAATCAACGGGGACATTATCGTATTTGCAACTACGAAATAAAAGTGGTCAATTCATGACTTAACCACTTATTACTTTCATGTCCCCTCCTTCAAAAAAGTTTGTCCGCCCAGCAGGACTTGAACACTGCATCTCAGATATAAAGAGTATCTTTCTCTAACCCGTTGAGCTATGAGCGGTATATTGTTAAAACAAATTCCCCTGTATTGCTTCCGACGCTCTTTTTGGAATATAATCAAACTCGTTAATATCCAATCCAAGCTCCCTGTTTAACCAATCC